CCCGTCGGTGAGGGCCAGAGATCTGCACTTCTCCACGAGCTTGGTCAATGGACTGACGTTGCTGGGTAGATTATGCGAGGTATGAAACTTGGCAGCCTGGCGATAAAAATCACACATGGAATTGGGACTGCCAGTCCAGACTTCTGGGCCGTAAAAGCGGGATAGGAAATTGACACCGACTTCGTGTCTCACGGTTTGGTCGACAGTTAGCTTCTGGCCAACACTCGCCACGGCTGCTACATATGTGGCGACTGGAGCTTCCGCCGGCCAGGCGGTAAGTCCATCATCTCCTCCATATATCCCAAGACCCTCATAGGCCGTTGCGGGATCCTGCCCGAGAGTTCTCAGAGCAAGGTACGCCATGTAAGCGTTGGCTAGGGTATTAAACACCGAGGTTTCCGGGGACCCTGACAATCTTGACTGACCGGTATCATACTTCACTCCGAGCCTTGTTACTGCTCGGCAGGAAAGTTGTGATTCCATGGCTGCAATGAGGTCAGCGTGACAACTTTCGTCGAAACATGCCAACACCACCATTTTCTCTAGCTCCCGAAGGAGATTCGAGACGCGGCCGTCAAAACGTGAAAGGTCCGTGTTCACCACGGTGTCAGCTTCCTGACATATGTCGGCAACGCGGGCGGCGATGTCGACGGGGGTTTTTCCAAATGCATACCAGGAAAATTTGAACGCGTCTGAAAACGCATAGATGTATCTGGAATATTCGAGCTTATCAAACGGGCCTACTGTAGAGATCAACCGCGGGTCATTGGGACCTTGGTATGCTTCGGCTTAAACGAATGATTTAACGAACCGCTCGGATTCTATACACATCTCAGCTTCAGCCAAAATCCTCTGCTGGGTCGCACGAGGTTGGCGTCTGCTGACTTCGGCTGAGTCTACTGGAAAGAGAGACCGACGCCCCACAGTGGCGGCGATGAACTCTACGAACTCAACCAGGGTTTGCATTTGGAGGCCGGATGGCTCAATGTGGGGGGGTTTCACATCCTTAATTCTTCCGTCAACACCTGCCTGCTCATTTTCACGCGTCTCTAGGGGAGCAAAAGCTCCTGGGACTAAGGGACACATGAATGGCTTCAGTTTTGTCTTGGAATCTTGGAGGTCAGGGCCGGCGTAAGTATAGTGCCTCACGCCGTGTGTGACTGGGTAAACCACAGGGGGCTGTCCGTAGGACCGCGCGGCGGCGCGGATGTAGTTCGTGAGTAGCTCGGCATTCACGTTCTTCCCGGTGAACTGTTTCACGGTGGAAGGGGAAACCTTTCCAGCGAACAGGGAAGTCGCGTTATGTAGCCGATCAAACTCCTTCACAGGCATCGTCAGACTGGAATAGGCTCCAGATTGGCCGACGGTCCGTAGGTGTTCCGTTGTTGTTGAGCTCGTATTCTTCACCACGTCAAATACTGTATAGTGCTCCCACTCCTTACCATTCCAAATTCTGCGGCTGGGGTCAAACCTGCTCAACTTCTCCGTTGACAAGAATGATTCTAAATAAGCCGCAAACCCGGTATAGGTTCGGATGGGTGCTAACAGCACCACTGCGTCGTTGACTCCAATGTTTCTCCGCTCCACTAGGTAGACCGTGCAAGTAGGTGACCATCCGT